CATAAAGATTGCCTGTGGTTGAATCTCTATACCCGAATCTCTTAAGTCAAAATCAATTCTCGTAATACCTACGTTACATATATTTTCCTCACCCCAAAACGATGCGACTTCAACATCTTTTGCTTGATTTACTATTTGAGGTAATGAATCTAAATTTTCAGATGATCTAAAATTGGGTCCAGCAAATTGTGATTCAACACCAAGACCTTGTCTAACTAAATCTGAGGGTCTTTGTGAGAAACATCCTATATTTGAGAGGTCTAAATCCATTACCACTGTCTGAATTCCTAGTGGTACACCAACTATCATAAAGTCTCCGCTTTCATTAGTTCTTACAGTGTACTTGTAGTATTTTTCATATACTTCTAAGACCTCTTTTCTGTTCAAGACATCTTCTATGTCAGGAAAAGTACCGGTTGGTGTGTGTCCACCATATTCTTGGACATAAGGTAAAAGATTATAACGGTAACCTTCATCATTTTTATCTGAAACCGTTTTATATGGGTAAAGGGTTGAAATGACAATGTCATTTTCATCTTCAGTCGTTAAAGGTACAAATACTGATATTGATACGTTTGGTACACCGTACCCACCATTCGCAATTACTCTTCCAACTACAACACCATAATCGGCACAAAAACGAGTATAAACATCTTCTTGTTTTAATTTTAATGATAAAATTTCAATCAAGTCAAAATCTTGTTGAATATCGATTCTGATGTTTTTATCAATTCCAGGTGTTGTTCTAATTCTATAGCTTTTGGACATAGTATCGTTTAAAAATAAATAGTCAAATTGACTATTTTAAAAGTAGTATGTCATTTTGTAAAATAAATAATCTTACATGAAATCTACACTAGTTAGATTTTTAACTCTAACTTTTATGTCCTTATTTGGGAATCTTATTTGATAAATTTGGTCTGGTTCTGCAAATATAGTATCGTCAATTAATTCAATCTGTTTAGTACTGTTGTCGATATATCTTTGTGATGTTTCGGAAGAAGAGTATTGACCACCAACCCTATTGTATACTCTTATTTCTGCCAAACTATTAATACCTTCAATACTTTGTACTAATTGTCTTATTTCGGATACATTAACATTTTCTCCAAGTTCCCTTGTTGATGGTGCCATATAGTTTGTGACATTGTTAATTATTTGAGTGATTACTTGGCTTTGTGATCCAGCGGCGGTTAAAACAACAAAAAACTCAAATTCTAAATCTATAACTTTCGCAACTTCGATTGATATATAATCGTTTATCATTCTATACTTGGATAGATATGTTGCTAAATTTGTTTTCAAATTATTAGAGACTATTTGAGTTAACGCTCCTTGAGCATCAAAAGATAATATTTTAACTAAAATTTTATTATTGAATTCCGTTATAGAAACTTTAGCAGGAGCACCATATTGACCAGGCATAGTATCTATTAAAGATTTGTAGTCATTTATAGTTACTGCTCTTTTTTGTGCCGCAAAGTTATATGTAACCATGTTTCTAACTTCATTCACTGAGGGTTGGTTAGCTCCACCTATCGCAGCAGTAACATTGCTCACACGTATTGATTGTGTTACATTATTGTTAATAACAGAAGATGGACCATTGACCGCAAAATCAACTAATCCAACTTGATTTATTGACCCTACCCCAACATTACTAGCTAATCCACCACCTGTTCTATACTGTACAAATATTGTAGTGTTAGCCTTAACGGTTAATCCTAACCCTATGTTATTTTGATAATTTTGTATAGTAAGTGGAACTCCTGTAGTGGTAAATTGGTTTAACTGCTCTTCAGGTGTTACAGTACCGTTACCAAATTGAATTCTTAAAAACCCTTCAGGTGTATATTCAGTGATAAAACGATTATCTGTTTTGATATATTTACCAACTTTAACACCAGCTTCATCAACTGGTTTTGTTGGGTCTTCAATAAAAACCGTATTTTCAACTAACGCATCTACTTCATACCACTTATTTGGTGAACTTTGGAACTCGGAAAAAGATGGTGTAGATTGGTAATTTGTTCCGTCTTTTTGTATAATAGAAGTTACACCTAATACATTCTTTTCAGGTAAAAAGAAACCGTAAAATGGTGTTACTTCAGCAGGTGTAATAACTTTTTTGAAAACTTGTGTACTTCCATTAACGACAATTTCTCTTTTGGTAATAATATAACTTGTCGGTGCAGAATTGTTATCACTAAACTGTGGAATTTTTGTTCTATTTACAAATCCTTCTCTGTTGAATTGTGTTGAAAAATCAATATCATATACAGTTTCGAATGTTGTACCACCACCATTAAATTGCGCACCCGCCCTTAATATTCCAAGGTATCTTACATCTTCAGAATCTCCAAATGCCGGTACTGTAATTGATATATCTACAAGTGCAACTGAAGGTCTAAACCCAGGTACTTTTAAACCGTAGGTTCTGGCTATATTAAATATTGATGATCTCTGTTGTGCAAACTGTAACACAGTTTCTTGAATACTTCTATCGATATGGAAATGTAAATTATCCCCTATTGCAGCATTCAAATCCATCAAAACAGAAAAAACGGAAGCATCATTAAAATTTTGTATTAACTCTGGATAATACTGTTGTGTGTAATCGATTAGATCTTGTCTTAGTGCTTCAAAATCTCTATCAGTGTAAGCTATCCTTCTATTTGCCATGTTTTATAAATTGATAATAACGAATTGTCTTGTACCGAAAGCACTACTTTCGTCAATATATTCTATTTTTATTTTTGCGGTGTATTCTTCAGTATTAGCCCCTGGTACCGCATAAACAGGAATGTCTTGCTCAGGCACAACTAATTCACCTAAAGATGGTTCCGCATTTACATATGGTTCAATACTTATATTTTGTATAGTTAAATTTGGAATAAATGTTGAAATTGATTCTTCTATTTCACTTCTAAGTGTTGAAAACGTATCCCCATCCAAAGGTTCAAAAATGTATTCATAAAGTCTAGTTCCAAAATTAGGTAGATAATATCTTGACCCTTTTCTTGTTAATAAAAGGTGAACAAGATTAGCCCTTATTTCCTCATCCGGTGTTTGTGTTAATGAAACATATTTTCCCTGTAGACTCTGTCTTAATGGGAAATTTAAACCATATGTAATTCCGTTTGCCATATTAGATAAATATAGTGTCGCGATATTTTCAATAAATAGTTATTAAATAAAAAATCCCGACATAGTGTCGGGATTAGTGTCGCGATTAGGATGAACAACCAAAACATTCAAAATCAGAATTCTCAGGTTTTTGTGGTAAATTCAAATAATCTACCTTTGGTGGTTCTGGTGTTGTTTTTGGTTTTTCTCTTTTAGAGATGTCCATAGCCAAGTGTTTTGCTCCTGTTGAAATCGCCTTCGTTCTAACATAATAACAAAGTGTTTTCAATCCACTTTCCCAAGAGTGAAAGTGTGATGAGGTAATCTTTGATAAAGTTGGGTTGGACATATAGATATTCATTGATTGTGATTGGTCAATAAATGGTGCTCTATCTGCAGCCATATCAATTAGTTGTTTCTGTGAAATCTCCCAAATTGTTTTGTACTTTGGTATTAAGTGTTCAATTCGTTTAACTTTCTTATTGTAATTTTTATCCTCAGGGTCTAAATAATTGTTGAAATTAATATTTTGAATCGACCCTTCATTGAAAATGATTTCATTTTTCAAATCTTCAGACCAAATACCTATTTTTTCAAAATCGTTAATGAGGTATTTGTTTACAATCATAATCTCTCCCCCAACAACTCGTCTATTAAATATCGCAGAATGTGCTGGTTCTGTCATTTCATAAGACCCTGTAATTTTCGCAGAAGATGCAACAGGCATCTGAGCTGTGAATAATGAGTTACATACTCCATATGATTTAACACTTTCTTTAAGTTTGTTCCAATCCCACATTCCTGAAAGTTTTGTTTCATCAACACCCCACATATCAAATTGGAATGTCCCTTGTGACATTGGTGAACCTTTAAAGAAGTCATATGGTTTGTAACTACCGTTCATACATAATTGGTTGCTCTCATAGATTGATGCGTAGTAAATAGTTTCAAAAATATCTCTATTTAGTTTTTTTGCCTCTTCAGATGTAAAGATATAATCCATTAAATAGAATACATCCGCTAAACCTTGTGTACCGATGGCTATTGCTCTTTGTTCTAAACCACCTTTTCTTCCTTTTTCAGTTGAGTAGTTATTAATGTCTACAACCTTGTTAAGTGATCTTACAACCTTTCTAACCTCAGAAAATAATAGTTCGAAATCAAACTTACCAGACTTAATAAAGTTCTTCAAAACCATTGATGATAATGTGCAGATAGCTGTTGTCTTTTCATCTGTATATTGGTAAATCTCATTACATAAATTTGATTGCTTTATTACTCCAATATTTTGGTGATTTGTTTTACTATTAGCGTTGTCTTTAGAACATAAGTAAGGAACACCAGTTTCTACTTGTGATTCAATAACTTTAGTCCATATATCTTGAGCTTTAACCTTTTTACCTAAACCAAGACTAACAGCATTATTATAAACCGTTTCATATTCTTCTCCATAACATTCTTGTAACCCTTTCAATCCTGCCTTTTTAATATCATTAGGACAGAACAAATACCAATCACTATTGTTTTTTACTGCTCTCATAAAGTTGTCAGGTATCCAAAGTGCCGTGAATAAATCACGAGCTCTTAATTCTTCAGCACCTGTGTTCTTTTTAATATCTAACAAATCAAAAATATCCTTATGCCAAGGTTCTATGTATATTGCCGCAGAACCCGGTCTACGACCTTGTTGATTAAAGAATCTTAATGATTCGTTAACAATTTTAAGATATTTTAATAGTCCTCCTGCGTATCCACCGGATGTTGATATTCTACTTTCTTTACTTCTAAGGTTTGACATTGATAAGCCTATACCTGCGGCATCTGATGAGAATGTTGATATATCATTTAACGTGTCTAACAATCCTTGTCTTGAATCTGAATTATTATAATGTAAAACACAAGACGCCAACTGAGGAACTTTGGTTCCGGCATTTATCATTATTGGTGTTGCCTTGGAGATAAGTTGCTCTGACAATGATTTATAATATTCAAATGCGTCTGTTATGTTATTTGTTACCCAAAGAGCCACTCTCATGTACATATGTTGTGGTCTTTCGATTACTTTACCATTTGGTCTTTTCAACAAGTACATTTCTTGTAATGACCTCCAAGCAAAATAATCAAAATTATAATCATTGTCGTGATTAATGATTGCATCAATTGTATCCTCACCGTATTCTTTAATCGTGTCAATTAACTTTTCATTAATAATACCATCTTCGTATAAAGTCATCATAGTTTGTGAAAAACTATCGTTTGTTTCTTTATGGTATGAAGAAATTGCAACTGACGCTGCCAATCTTGAGTAGTCATGATGACTTCCTGTATATGATGCCGCAATTTCATATACCAATTTATCCAACTCTTTTGTTGTAACTTCCCCTTCAGTTGGTACTGATGTGATTACTTTAATGAATATCTCATCTGAGTTTACGTTAAGTCCTTTAGATGATCTCTTTACTCTATTGTAAATCTTTTGTGGATTAAAAGCCACAAGGTCTCCATCTCTTTTAATTATTTTTAATGACATATTATAAAATTTAAAAATCGTCTGTGAATGATATAGTTTCGTTTAATTTTGCTTTTTGGTATTCCATCGTTCTTGATTCAAAGAAATTACCTTTAGTTTCAACTGCAATTTGTTCCATGAATTTGAATGGTTGTTCTACATTAAATTCTTTACTACAACCCATTTTAACTAACAATCCATCAACAACAAACTCCAAATATTGTTTCATTAAGTTTGAGTTCATACCAATTAAAGATACGGGAAGTGATTCAGTAATAAATTCTTTTTCAATTTCCAATGCTGAAAGTAAGATTTCTTTAATTCGTTTTTCAGATGGTCTTTCTTCCAAGTGGTTATTCAACAAGTGAATTGCAAAATCACAGTGTAAGTTTTCATCTTTAAAGATAAGTGAGTTAGCGTTACATAAACCTTGCATGATACCTCTTGATTTCATCCAAAAAATAGAACAGAATGATCCTGAAAAGAAGATACCTTCAACGGCAGCAAACGCCACTAATCTTTCTGCGAATGATGCTTTTTCAATCCATTCTAATGCCCATTTAGCTTTCTTTTGAACCGCAGGTAATCTGTCAATTGCATTGAAGCACTCATCTTTTTCTTTAGCGTTTGAGATATATGTATCAATTAATAATGAATACATTAATGAGTGAATGTTTTCCATCGCCAATTGGATTCCATAGAAAAACTTAGCTTCAGGATATTGAACTTCACGATAGAAGTTTTCAGCCAAGTTTTCATTCACAATACCATCTGAAGCTGCGAAAAATGACAACACGTTCTTAATAAAGAATTTTTCGTTGTCTGTTAAATTTTCCCAATCTCTGATGTCATTTGTTAAATCGACCTCTTCTGCCGTCCAAAATGCGGCTTGGTGTTGTTTGTAATATTCCCATATATCGTTGTGTTCGATAGGGAAGATGACAAATCGACCAGGGTTTTCTGTTAATATTTTTTCCATAATTTTTAATTAATTTAAGATTGTTGTTCTTTTTGCTTTTTCTTTTCTAAAAGCTCTTTGATTCTATTTCTGTTTCTATCTTCTTTTTGTTCTTCTAAACCTAAGAAAGTAACACTTTGTTCTGTATCTATCTCAAGCATCGCGTTGTCGAATTTACAATTTTCAAACACAATACCATCTTTTCCAATTCTTGATTTTGTAATTGCAATGGTTGCCAAGTTCATTTCTTTTTGTTGTAATGATTTAGCAATCGTAATGATTACGTGACCAACTTGAGCTTTTTTAATTGACCCACCCATTTGGTCTGTGGTTACAACATCTGATGAAATCGAATTACGATTTCCTTGTGTTGCCGTCCAACCTGCAATATCCAATTCGTGACACATCGCCTCAAATGCTCTCATAACCGAACCTTCACTTTTCCACTCATCTCCCAACATTTTATCAGGAACCACACAATCAATGTAATCCAAGATAACCATATCTACTTTATTACCCTCAGCTATCATTTTTCTAACCTGATTTTTAATCTGGTTCATAGTGACCGTATCTGAAGGTAACTTTTTCATTATCAACTTGTTTTTTCTTGTAGATTGGATGTGTCTTACTTTTTCAATAACATCTTCTCTATTTTCTGTTAAATCGTCAGGGTGCATTCCAGTCCAAAGTGTAATGTGTTTTCTTTGGATAATTTTGGGGTTGTCTTCAAAAAATATTTGTAAAACATTGTATCCCAAATTGAATGCGTGGTTTGCAATTTTTGTAGTAAATGTAGACTTACCAACCCCAGTAGGTGCTAATATAACACCAATTTCTCCTTTTGCCAAACCTCCACGAAGAAGATTGTCAATGCCGGGGATTCCAATTGGAACTGGGTGTCTATAGTCGTCATCTAAAACCTCATCAAGGTTAAAGAAAACATCGGTTGTTCCTTTATCAACTTCACCAACCTGTAAGGCTCCTCTTACCATCTCTTCTAAGTGGTCGTAACTTTCAAAATCACCCTTATCGATAATTGATTGTGCTTTAGTCATAACCTTCTGTAATTCTTGTTGTTTACAGAATTTTAATGACTTCTCTTGAACAAAGATAGAACCTTCATCAGATACATCTTTTACTTGTTGTAATGTATCCAAAACACTCTTCTGAGCCATTGGAGAAGAGATTTCTGACTTTGTAAGTTGTTCTAAAGTATCAAATGTAGGGGTATGTTCATATTTTGAATAATACTCCTTAATCATTTGACAGATGATACGAAAATATTGGTTATCAAAGTAATGTGGGTCAATAACTTCAAGAATCGAATTTGAGAAATCCTTGTATAAGATGATGTTGTTTAACAACTGAATTTGAAAGGTATTTCCTAAGTATCCGAAGCTTTTTTTGTCTGACATATATTATGATTTTTTCTTTTTGTATATGATAAATATGATTAAACTAATGAATAGTTTAGGTAATTGTAAGATAAATTTTTAGCTGAAAAAATGTCAGTAAGATCTCTTAATATGTTTTTTATGGATGGTCGTACATCCAGCGTATATCTTACCTTTGGTGGGTATAGTTTACCATCAATTACATAGTGACAAATTGTCTCATTTCCGACTCTTAAAATAATGTTAAATGTTTCGGGTCCATCTGTATTTGATGTTTCAAGAACCGATTGGTCCTCTTCAATTTGGAATCTATTTTCCAACATGTAAACAGCACATTTGTTTCTAAGTTGTGTTTGCAAATCTTCTCTTAAACCGAACATGTAGTTCATAAGTTCAAGACTCCCTTTGGTTTTTGGGTTATACCCCTTTACGTTGAAGAATCTTTGAACTACAAAGTTGTTGTTCAATGTAATAAGAAATTCAACTTTTGTTACGTCGTTTTGTTCTTTCATAATTTTTAATTTTTGTTTTTGAATTTTGACTTTTCTTTTCTTGTTAACTTTAAAAATGGTTTTAAAAAATAAATCCAACCGTCATTTTGTTTTGGTAGGTACTTAAATAAACCGTCTTCCATCATCATACGAATTAGATTTTTATAACCCCTACCATCAGGGTCTAATGATTCTGAATAATACGCATCAACTAAATCTTTACCTTCTTGATTTACGAGTGGTTCATCTAAATCAATTAGTTTTTTGTTTATTACATAGTA